AACTCTGCAAAGAGTTTTGCAGTTTTCATGTACGAACCAAGATACTTTTCTTTAATCATCAATAAACTCTTTTTGAAACAAGCGACGTTCTTGTATAGTTGGAATTTCAAATGTCTTTCTAGGATTAGCACACATAACGCATTTTGGATTTCCACAACTCATTGGAGATTGTTTTGCTAACTTATGTGGTTGCTTTACTGGAACAAAATTTTCTTTTGCAATTGCAACTTGTCGATTGATATGATTCTCTTTTTGTTGCAAACGGCGAGAGTGTTTGATTTTATGATCTTCATTACTCATTTTGTTATCCTCGAAAAATTGTTGACCTTTTCGAACTTTATTACATTCATGAACTTATCTTGTAGCATATCTCCTTTATGTGATATTACGAATAGATTAGAACCTTCAAGCATTCCAAGAATCTTCATCAGATCTTCGGTTCCATTAGTATCTAGTGAAGAATCAAATATCTCATCAAGAATTAATATGTTTGTGCTTGCAGAATTTTTTAATTTAGCAACTGCTCTCCACGTTAACATTAATGCCATATCGATTCGCTGTTTCTCACCTTCACTAAATGATGCATAAGTAAAATCATCACGATGCCTAGATTTGATTGTCTCTTTGAACGATTCATCCAAATTGAAATTCACAAAGAAGTCTAATGATGCAAGATATTTGTTTACTAACTTATTAATGATTGGAATGTATTGGCGAATGATTTTCGTTTTGATTCCAGTATCTTTAAGTAAAGTAGTCGCAACTTCATAGTATGCACGTTCTTCGGTGATTGATTTTATCTCTGTTTCAATTTGTAACAAATCATCATTAAGCTCAGACAATTTGATATTTTCTGTTTGTAAGTCACTTTTGTTTTCTTTGAGTCTTTCGATTTCCTTTTCTAATGTTTTGCTATATCTTTGATTGACAATAATCTCACTCTGCTCTGATGTAAGATTTGAATTCACATCTTGAATCTGATCATCAATCAATTCAATATCTTTCTGTCGATTTAATAATGTATTGATTTCATTTTCAATCTCACCAATAGCTTTTTCAACTTCGTTTAGTTTTTTGTTTCTCTCTTCTACAATATGTAGTTTATGGTCTTCTGCAATTCCTTGCTTGCATGTTGGACAATCATGATTATCATTATAAAAAGAAATATCTGTAGAAACTTTGTTGACAGTCTTTTGTAGATTGCTTCGTATACCAGTTAGTTTAATTATTCTATCTGTGACTTTCTTTTTATCGGAAATCTTATCTCGTAATGTATTCAATTCAGTTTCGTATGAAGTACATTTGATTTGGCTTTCAGCAATCATATTAATTGTGTTAGCTAAATCTTGTTCTTTTAGAGAAACTTGAGTAGCAGTATTCTTTTTGATGTTATCAATCAATTGAATCTGATATTGAATCTGTTCTTTCTTCAAGTCTGATTGATACTTTGCTTGATGATGACGTTCTTTCAATAAAGCAAACTTGTCTTTTAGAACTCCATTCATTCGCGAGAATATCTGAATGTCCAACAAGTCTTCAATGATTGAGCGCCTATCGGATGCAGACAATTGCATGAACGGAACGAATGATGCAGATCCCAACAAAACAATCTGAGTAAATGATTTGTAGTTAAGTTTAAGAATAAACTTTTCCAAATACTCTTGATAGTCTTTTGCTGCAGCGTCTTGATTGATTAGTTCGCCATTGCTATAAATTTCAAACACGTTCGGCTTGATACCACGAACAACTTTGAAAGACTTATTACCAATGACGAATTCAATCTCGACAACGCAATCTTTTTGATTGATTGCGTTTACAAGCTGACCCTTGTTTATGTTTCGAAACGATTTACCAAACAATACGAAACACAATGCATCAAGCATTGTCGATTTACCAGAACCATTTGCACCCACAATTAGTGTAGTGCCATTCTCTGATAAATTAATTTCTGTATTGAAGTTGCCAGTCGAAAGAAAGTTTTTGAATCTAAGTTTATTAAAAGTAATCATTCTGTATTTTCAGTTGAAAGTGCTTCGACATATAATTCGCGCATTAGCATCTTTAATTTATTAGCATCGACTGGTCCAGTCAATGATTGATTCTCAATAAACTTGGAAAGAATTGTCATTGTATCTTCTGCTTGATTTACAATGTCATCATTATCTTCTGTCATTTGTAGTTCTGTAAAGTCTTCTACAATATTAACATCTGTTGGATTTACTTTGTAGATTTCATCTATTAGTTTTTCAAACACATAAGGATTCTGTTTGTTTAGAACCACAACTTTCACATAAGCATTTGCATATCTAGAGTAGTCTGCACCTTTCAAATCTTCAATCTTTAATTTAGAATCGTCGTAATTGACTCTATAAAACATTCGATTTGGATTCTCGATGTAATCAACTTCTGATGTTGTTGTATCCAGAATTGCAAAATACTTTTTGTCGCGATAGTCAGACCAGAACAATTCATATGGAACTCCGAGATAAACAACGTTATCTTTTTTGGAATGTGTATGAAAATGTCCGCTAAACACTTGATTATACTCGCTTAGAAACGAATGGTCAAGTCCTTCGTGACTTTTGATTTCTCCAATGAACGGAAAGTTTGCTAGTTCAAAGTGACCAACACATAAAGGAGAATTGCTATCCTTGATGAATTCGAAGATTTCTTTCTCATTGCTTTTGCATATCCATGGAATCATATCAACTTTGACGCCATCCAATTCAAGTGTGCCATGAGTTTGCCAAACATGAATATTGTCGTAATCTTTCAATAAAAGTCCAGGAGAATTAATATCCAGACTTTCTTTCCAAAAGATATCATGATTGCCAACTAGTGTGTGAAGAGTGATTCCTTCTTCAACACAGCGATCAAAAAAGTATCTGCGACTCTCTGTCAATGATAGAAAATTGATATACTTGCGACGATCAAACAGATCACCCAACTGAATGATCGTCTTTACATTTCGACGTTCTAGTTCTGGGAAAAATACCTCATTATAGAATTTTTCATAGAATGCATGGAAAACTTTAGAATCATTTCTGATTCCGAAATGCGTGTCGCCCAGTAGACATACCTTCATTATTCTTAGCCCTCATGTTTCCATTGATAGATTTATTGATTATATCACGGACATTCGTAAGATGCAATAGCGCATGATCTTTCAAATCTTGTGGAGACTTTTTGTTTTCTAAAATCTTGATCCAGTGTTCAAGCTGCACGGGCAACGGCGTCTGCATTTTGTTCTTCCTCCATAAATGAATCAAATACGGTATCTTCTTTTTTCTTCTTAGTCTTAGGCGCTTTCTTTTGCCTATTATCTTCAAACGTTACAATAAAGTCGCGAATGAATTGCTCTGAATAAGAATCATGAAGAACATCATTTAGATTTGAGGTAACGTATTCTTCTCCGTTATTCTCAATCAATGAATTGATGACCTCATTCTCCATACTCTTATACTTTATGTATAAATGTTTTTTCTCTTTTTGTATCCTACGAAGAAAAGCATAGTATATGATTTGAGTGAAATATGCAAATGGGTTCTTTGATTTTTCCGGATCAAAGTTATCAATGTAAAGTAAACAGTTTTCAACACCGTCAGATACCATGTCTTCTTTAAATGTGTAATTCGCGAAGTTTGGCTTTCGCGCTAAGTGCGTAGCAATCTTAAAAAGACAATCGCCGATGTATTCTGGAACTCTTGGTCTCTCGGTTTCATTTCCTTTTGATAGAGTGACTGCATTTTTGAATTTTACCATTTCGGATAAAAACTGTTCGTTGTTTACATAGTGTTTTTGTTTAGTGGTCATTTTCGCCTCATTGGTACTTGACATTTACTTGACAGGGGTGTAGAATCAGCGTGTTGGGTTTCAATGAAATACTTTATTAATTACTTTCTCCTCTGTTGATTCTCTAGATGTTTCATATTCATCCTCATCTTCTTCATTGCTAAGACTTGCTAGATGCTCTTGATAAAGTTCTTGATATGATGATACAACAACTGGTGTTGGCTCTGCAACAGCGGAGATTCCGTGTTTAAATATTCTTAATGGAAGAGAATAATTCATCATTGGATCCCACTTTGTAAGTGTTAATCGATATGATGTATCGTTATTATCTGGAGATCTATAAGTAATTATGACTTTCATTGGAAAGTCAACTTCAACATATCCTCTGCTCTCCTGAGCAACATTGCCGATGATTGTGTCGCCATTCGACATTTTAATTAATTTACAAATCATCATTTTTCCTTTAAATTTATATTATAAATTTTATATTCAAACTTTTCGTCATTGTAAATTTTTATGCGCTCAGAGAAATGATCTAGAGTGAAGTTGTTTTTACCATTATAGGATAAATCATCAGCAATGTCAAATAATATAGCTTGCTCTTTATTTTCTCCTAAACGCAATCCTCTACCAATCGATTGAAGAGTTCTAATCTTACTCTTGCTTGGTGAAGCAAAAACAACATTGTGCAAATTTCGTATATTTATGCCTGTCGAAAACGTCCCATAAGAAGCGACGATTATTGCATTATTTTCTGTTTCTGTTAGTCTTCTAACTTCTTCTCTTTCTTCTGCATCAACATTACCATGTATGAAAAATACTGGACGTGAATCTTCATCAAGTGTACTTTTAATTAATTCATGCAGAACTTTACCATGCTTTTCTACGAATTGATAAAGTAGTAGAGTATTGCCTTTTAAATCCATAACAAGATTTCTTATGAATCTATTTCTTGACTCTTTACTAATTATGTAATCGATTTCCTCTTGATATCGATAGCCTTTGCATTGTTCGCATGATTGTTTATCGTGCTTTAGTATAAGTGCTTTAATCTTAAACTTTGCTAGTTTACCTTCATCAATTAGTTTCTTTGTTGTTGTGATTTGCTTTACTCTACCAAACAATCCTTCAAGTACCAATTTATGAGTTTGTGTACCGTCAAGTGTTCCAGTCAAACCAAAACGATATGCACATGTGGTCATGTTTGTTAATATTGTGGTGAGAGATTTTGCTTTAAATAAATGCGCTTCATCTCCTACAATCAAATCAAACTTATTAAACCATTCTTTTGGCATCTTGTATACAGATTGCCATGTCGATATAATGATTGGTAGATTTGTATCTTTCTTTGATCCAGCAGTTATTTGATGTACGTTAGCATTGCTATCGTATCCATACGATTCAAAGTCTTTATATAATTGAGCAACAAGAGATATTGTTGGTACAATGATTAATGTTTTACAATTTAAATATCTCGTAATGAGATATATGATTAGAGACTTACCAGAAGCTGTTGGAGATATTAACAATCCTCTTCTTGCTCTTATTGCATAGATGAATGCATCTAATTGATAGTC